GGTAAGTTCTAGGCACGCTTCTCAGCTAGCGACAAGTGCTGATCATGTTAACATGGGAGAGTAGTATCTGCATACCCTCCCCTCATATATGTATATAACGCTATGCAGCTCTTTATCCTCTAATCTTTTGTTAATCAGGGTTAATTGACCTTGCCTGAAATAACGCAATCAGAATTAGCCAAATTACTAGGGGTATCTACTCCCAGAGTCTCTGCGGTGAAAGCTACGGGCAGGCTTGAAGGCACTTACAGACTGCAAGGCCGCAACATCCTTTATGACGAAGCAGCCGCCGTTTCTGCGTGGAATGGAGAAGCGGTAAACGTTACTTCAATGGTTTCTGGTTCGCAACAGGAAATCCCTAGCTTTAACGAGTCACGCGCAAAGTCAGAGCATTTTCGTGCTGATTTGCTTCGGCTTGATTTAGAAGTAAAAGAAGAGAAGCTTTGCGAAACAGACAAAGTTGAGCGTGAGGCCTTCACGATGGCTCGCTCTGTACGCGATGCATTGAATAGCATCCCTGACCGTGTAGCAAATCAGTTTGCGGCTGAAACGGACCCGGTCGTCATTCATCAGTCTTTGTCAGAAGAGGTCCGCAAAGCTTTGGAGCGTTTGACTCATGAATGATGGTTCCGTTCTTTACAGAAAGGCTTTTCTTGACGGATTGAAGCCTGACGCAAATCTGACTGTGTCGGAGTGGGCCGATAAATACAGGATGCTTAGCAGTAAGGCCTCATCTGAACCGGGGCCGTGGAGGACTGAAAGAACGCCTTATCTGCGGGAAATCATGGATTGCATGTCTTCCAGCAGCTCGAAGCAAAAAGTTGTATTCATGGCGGGTGCTCAACTCGGCAAGACTGAAGGCATTAACAACGTTGTTGGATACATGATTGCCCACGCTCCAGGGCCAGCCATGTTTGTCCAGCCGACAATTGAAATGGCAAAACGCCTCAGTAAGCAAAGGCTCGACTCTTTGATTCATGAGACTCCTTGCTTGGCCGAAAAAGTGGCTCCAGCTAGAAGTAGGGACTCTGGGAACACGATGTTTTCAAAAGAGTTTCCAGGCGGGATCCTTCTTTTGACCGGGGCGAACTCCGCTACTGGCTTGAGATCTGCTCCATGTCGTTGGGTGCTGTTAGACGAAGTTGACGCTTTCCCCTCTGACGTGGATGGAGAAGGCGATCCATGCGCTTTGGCTGAACGTCGTGCCTCGACCTTTTCGCGAAGAAAAATCATTCTTACGTCGACTCCAACAATTAAAGACATGAGTCGGATTGAAACTGAATATTTGGCTTCTGATCAGCGGCGGTATTTTGTCCCGTGTCCTCACTGCCATCACATGCAGTGGCTGCAGTGGAAAAACATTCAATGGAGGGAATCAGACCCTAAAACGGCTGCTTATGTCTGTGAGTCATGCGGCACTCATATCCAAGAGCATTTTAAAAGTGAAATGCTGAGAAAAGGCGAATGGCGGGCGATGTCAGTCTCTGAAGATGCCCGAACAGTGGGATTTCATCTTTCAAGTCTGTATTCCCCACTTGGCTGGAAAAGCTGGCAAGAAATTGTCACAGAATTTTTACGTGCAAAAAACGATGCTCCGTTGCTCAAAACTTTTGTCAACACTGTGCTTGGCGAGACCTGGGAGGAAGAGGTTGGCGCAAGGATCGGCGCTGAAGGGTTGCGCGAGCGTGCGGAGTTCTATCCGGCTGGTGAGGTGCCAGAGAAAGCTTCAATCCTTACGGCTGGAGTGGACGTACAAGACAATCGCGTTGCTATAGGCCTTTACGCTTACGGAGAAGGCGAAGAGTGTTGGCTGATTTCGCATGCAGAGATCTATGGCGATCCCGCAAGCAATAAATTATGGGATCAAGTCGATGACGTGATTACACGGCCATATCCAACTTCTGATGGGCGTCAAATTAACATTTCAGCTGTAGGCGTTGACTCTGGAGGCCATTACACGTCGGAGGTCTACGCCTATTGCAGGCAAAGACAACGGCAAAGCGTATTTGCCTTAAAAGGCCAATCTCAACGAAACAAGCCAGCAATAGGCAAGCCCAGCAAGGTCGACATTAACTACAGAGGCCAGGTCCTAAAGAATTCGGCTCAAGTCTTCCCTGTCGGAGTCGACACCATCAAGTCGACAATTTTTGGACGCCTTAAGCACAATGAAGAGGGTGCAGGCTACATACACTTTTACGCGGAAGCTGGTCCTGAATATTTCAAGCAGTTGACCTCGGAGAGGCAGGTGGTCCGCTATGTCAAAGGGTTTGCCATCAGGGAGTGGAAGAAAAAAGCGGGCGACAGAAATGAAGCCCTTGACTGCATGGTCTATAGCTACGCAGCTCTAAATTTCCTTTACATGCGGTTCAACCGGCACACAATTTTTGAACAGTTCAAGAAAAACATTGGGAAAGAGGCCAAAGTCGAACCAAAAGCCTCTCAACCGTTAGAATCTGAAAAGCAACCGATGCGAAATCGTCGTAGGCTGCGGCAACCTCAGTCATTTGTAACGAACTGGTGACTATTCGCGTACCCGAAACAATTTATGCAGGCGATACCGTCATTTTTGATGTGCCTGCATTTTCGGACTCAGTCGGAAATTCAATTGACAGCGGGTCGTATTCGCTGATTTGGTATGCCCGTACCAATGCAACATCGGTAGGCGCTTCTATCACAGGCGTTGCTGAATCAGATGGTTGGCGCATTACTGTCCCGTCAAGCACCAGCACTGATTTCGACACAGGGCTATGGACTTGGCAAGCTGTAGCGACTTCAGGAGCTTTAAGCCACACTGCAGGTAGAGGGCAGTTTGCGGTAAAGGCAACGCTTGTTTATTCAGGTATTCCAGGGGCCTTTGACGACCGATCAAGAGCACAGATTGATTATGACTATGTCAACGCAGCAATAAGAACGCTTTCTCAAGGCGGAGCGGTTCAAGAATACACAATTGGGGGAAGGAGTCTTAAGCGGTACAAAATGACTGAGCTTCTTGAATTGCGTGATAGTTTGAAAGCTGAGGTTGATCGCGAACGCCGCGCCGAAAAAATTAAGCAAGGCCTTGGCAATCCTGGTGTTACTCGCGTGAGGTTTATTTGATATGTGGCCTTTTACACGACGACGCAAGCCCTCTCGCCGAAATTACGGTGGTGCGCAGATCAACAGGCTTACTACCGATTGGGTAAGCCAAGGGACTAGCGCAGACTCTGAGATTAAAAGCAGCATTCGGATTCTGCGGAATCGTGCTCGTGCCCTTGTCCGCGATTCAGACTTTGCCAAATCTGCGCTGCGAGCAGTCAAAAACAATGTTGTCGGCCAAGGCATCAAGCATCAAGCACAGGTCCGAATGATTCGTGGCGGACGCCTTGACGAACGTTTAAACACATTAATTGAATACGAATTTAAAAAATGGGGCAAGGCTAAAAACTGCCATGCAGGCGGCACGTTGACGTGGGCTCAAATTCAACAGTTATGCATCAATAGCATGATTGAATCGGGCGAAGTCTTTGTTCGTCTTGTTGGGCAGCAATTTGGTACTAGCCGTGTGCCTCTTGGGTTAGAAGTTATTGAATCTGATCTGCTTGATGACGATTACACAGGCTTTGAGTCCAATGGCAACCGCGTCAGGATGGGCGTTGAGCTAGACGAATGGGGTCGCCCTGTCGCTTATCACTTTCTGAACTATCACCCAGGTGATTATCAATTTAGCTACAGCCAGATTGCAAAAAAGCGCCGCACACGTATTCCTGCTGATGAAATTATTCATCTTTACAGCATTGATCGGCCTGGCCAAACGCGAGGCGTAACTGCATTTGCTTCGGCAATTATGCGTTTAAATAATCTTAAAGGGTTTGAAGAAGCTGAAATTATTGCTGCTCGCGCAAGTTCAGCAATGATGGGCTTTGTTCGCACGCCCGATCAAGAGCTGTTTGAGGATGGCACGTTTGAAGATCAGTCGGTGCTTGACTTCTCTCCTGGCAGCATTCGTCGTCTTGCGCCAGGGGAAGACATGCAATTCTTCTCACCTACGCGCCCAGATGATGCTTTTACGCCATTTGTCGCACAGATGCTGCGTGCCGTAGCAGCTGGCGTTGGTTGCTCGTATACCCAAGTCAGTTCTGACTTTTCTCAAAGCAACTACAGCTCTTCTCGTTTGGAGTTGATCGAAACTCGCGCTCATTACAGGACGTTGCAGCAATACATGATCGATACGCTTTGCCAGCCTATTTACGAAAAATGGATTGAAATGGCGGTGATGTCAGGCGTCATGCAGATGCCTGCCTTTGACATGGACCCTGACCGATATTTTGAATCAAAGTGGATTGCTCCTGCTGCTCAATTTGTTGATCCGCAGAAAGAGGCAGAAGCTTATAAGTCATTAGTTCGATCTGGCGTCATGACCCTTTCTCAGGTCATTGCTCTTCATGGTGGTGACTTTGAAGAGGTAATGCGTCAACGCGCTCATGAGCTGGCAACTATGGATGATCTTGGGATCGTTTTGGATTCAGACCCCAGCGCTGTTGACAAGGCAGGACAATCGCAAAACCCTCCAGCAGAAGAGACGTCTCACCCTGAAGTCCATGAGGATGAAGACTAATGGCTAATGTCGAAAAAAGCGTTACTTCATTAGAAGACGGTTATCCTAATGATGGTCGCGTAGCATGGGCTGCATCGAGCGGCAATTCTGGTCAGTTTCGGAGCACTATGACGTCAGAAACAATTACAGCAACGCAAGATCCTGCTCTTGAAGAAATCAGTGTTGAAGACACTGTTGCGAATGAAGAGGTAAGAGCTGAGCCTGACGCCCTTGGCGTAGGCGACTTTGTTAGTTGGAATTCTTCTGGCGGTCGAGCTCGTGGACGCATTGTTCGCGTTGTCAAAGACGGAGCCATTGATGTCCCTGGATCTTCTTTCACTATTAATGGCACTAGCGATGATCCTGCAGCGTTAATTACTGTCTATCGCGATGGCGAAGAAACCGATACAAAGGTTGGGCATAAATTCAGCACACTTGCAAAAATTGAACCAATCCGAATGTTTAAAGGGTCATCTTTTAAACGTGCAGAAAGTACAGAGTTTCTGAAAACTGAAGATCGCACTCTTGAATTTCCGTTTGCGTCTGAAGAGCCTGTTGAAAGATATTTTGGGATGGAAGTTTTAAATATGAGCGAAGAGGCAATGGATTTGTCTCGTTTAAACGATGGTGCTCCGCTTCTGTATCAGCATGATCCAGACAGAATTGTTGGCGTTGTTGAACGCGCTTATATCAAAGACAAGCGTGGTTATGCCAAGGTCAAGCTGGCAAATAACGAACTGGGTCGTGAGATGCAAGACCTTGTCAAAGATGGAATTATTCGCAACGTAAGTTTTGGATACAGGATTAACGAAATGGAAGAAGACAAAAGCACTAAGCCCGTCACATATAGGGCGACCGCTTATCAACCGTTTGAAATCTCGCTGGTGACCGTGCCAGCAGATCAAACTGTTGGCATTGGTCGCGCTTTCACCGAAAATGAAAGCGTACCTGCGGCCTCAACCGTAACAACTCCACCCCTTATCTCCACCATGGAAGAACAAACTCCAAATCTGGAGCTTCTTCGTGCTGAGGCCTCAGAGGCCAAGGCAAAAGAAGCCGCAGAAATGCTTGCTCTTGGCAAGCGCACTCAAAACGTTGAGATTGCTCAAGATTTCGTTATGAATTCTCGATCACTTGACGAACTTCGCTCCGCTCTGCTTGAAAAAATGGGTTCTAAAGCTAAGCCTGTTGACACAACTGCTGGTGAAATTGGCCTTTCACAAAAAGAAGCTCGCAATTTCTCTTTCTTGCGTGCCATCAATTATCTGAGCAATCCTGGGGACCGTGCAGCTCGCGATGCTGCTGGCTTTGAGATTGAAGCTTCTGAAGCTGCTGCGGCCAAACTTGGTCGTCAGTCTCGTGGCATTACTGTCCCGTCTGACCTTATGCGTCGTGACCTCAACGTTGGTACGGCTACTGCCGGTGGCAACCTTGTTGAGACTGAACTGGATGCAGCCAACTTTATCGATCTGTTGCGTAACGCATCAGCACTGGATCAAGCTGGCGCAACTGTGTTGACTGGCCTTTCAGGGAACGTAAATATTCCCAGGCAATCGGGCAGTGCGACTGCTTACTGGGTCGCGGAGTCGGGCTCTCCGACTGAATCACAGCAGACCATTGATCAGGTTGCGCTTACACCTAAAACTTGTGGCGCTTTTACCGATTTCAGTCGTCGTTTGTTGATTCAGTCTTCCATAAGCGTAGAAAACATGGTGAGACAAGATCTTGCCAAAGTGCTTGCTTTGGAAATTGACCGCGTTGGTCTTTATGGCTCTGGTTCCGCTAACCAGCCTTTAGGTCTTAAAGACACTACTGGTGTTTTGACCGAAGATTTTGCAGCTAACACCCCAACATTTGCTGAGGTTGTTGCTCTTGAATCTGATATTGCTGGTGCGAACGCCTTGCTTGGATCACCTGTTTATCTGATGAATGCCGCAATGCGCGGTGCTCTTAAAACTGCAGAAAAAGCAGCCAACACTGCTCAATTCATCTACACAGGTGATGAAGTCAACGGCTATCGCGGTGTCGTCTCAAATCAAGTAGCTAGCAACGATCTTTGGTTTGGCAACTTCTCCGACCTGATCATGGCCTACTTCTCTGGTTTGGATTTAATGGTTGATCCTTACACCGGAAGCACTTCTGGCACTGTTCGTGTCGTAGCTCTGCAAGATGTTGACGTGGCAGCACGCCATGGTCAGTCCTTCAGCCGTGGTAACAACACCCTCTGATCATGAAGATCAAGATTCGCAAGCAAGTTGTGCTGGCGGGTCAGGTGGTTCGGATTGGGGAAGTCGTTGAGGCTTCCCTAGCTGACGCCAATATCCTGATCGGTAGTGATCTTGCAGAGGTTTATAACGAACCTCTTGAAACAGAACAACCTGTCAAACCCAAACGCCGGAGGAAGGCAACCAATGACGATTCAAAATCTGGGGACTAGAACAGAAGTCCTCAACCTGCTGCCCAGCGATGTGGTTACTGCCACAGGCGTTGGTTCTGCTGTTGATTTGCTCGACTACGAGGGCGACATCGCTGTTTCTCTTGATGCCGAAGCTGGTGGATCTGGCATTACCTATGCCGTAAAGATCACTCAATGCGACACGTCTAGTGGTACTTACACTGACATAAGCGGTGGTGCATTTACAACTACTGCTGCCAACACGGCTAAAACGCAAAAAATTAGTGTCAACACTAATGAAATTGAGCGTTTTATTAAAGCTAGCGTCACTGTTGCAGGTGGCACGGGTGCGGGCGCTATTAGCGTTGTTGCAGTTGGTTCTAAGAAGTACGGCTGATCATGAGTCTCCAAGATACCTTCGCTTTTTTAAATACAGACGAGTTTGGCGTTACCTGCCAAATTGGTACTGGAAATAATTTTGTTGGTATTTTGGATTCACCCATGGAAGTAATTGCGGGTGGGATGGCGTTAAGTCGGGAGTATTTGCTCACTACAAAAACCTCTGATGTCAGCGCCCTTACTCGCGGTTCTTCTATAACTGTTAATTCTGTCAAATACACCGTAAGAGAGAACAATCCGATTGATGACGGTTTGTTTTCTGAGCTTTTGTTGAGCAAAAATTAATGGCTGACACAAGGCGTGAATTGATCTTGGCTCGCATTAAGACCGACCTTGACGCGATCAATGGGGCAACAGTTTATCGAAGTCGTGTTGAACCTTTGGCTAGAGGCGAGGTGCCAGCGGTAATTGTTGAGCCGGTCAGTGATCAGCCAACAGATACAAATTTTTATGACAAGCTTGATTGGGTCTTGCGAGTAAGAGTGACTACGCTTGTTCGCGCTGGCGTTCCAGACGACGTTTCAGACACTTATACGCAACAAGTTCATGAGTTATTGATGGCTGATCAAACTTTAAATGGATATGCGCTTGATATGACCCCTGACCGAACTGAAATAAGCTTGTTTGAAGCGGATGTACCTCTTGGGGTGATTGCTCAAGATTTTTTGATTCGCTACCGTACCAGTAGGACAAACCTGACCTCAACCTGAGTTATCCTTTAATATGGCTAAGCAAGTACCCACTCCCAGTGCCGGTGGCAGTTATCTGTTTAACCCGGAAACAGGCGAACTTCAACTGATCGAATCACCCTCCGCTTCCAATAACAATGGCACTGACGAGAAAAAAGTTTCTGGTAGCAAAGATCGAGTCGTCTTACGGGACGGATCCGACTCCAGTGGGGGGAAGTAACGCTGTTCAAGTTAGCAACGTTGAAGTAACTCCTATTGAGTCTGACAACGTTCAAGCCACAGCGTTTCAAGGATTCATTGGTAACAGCACACGCGGCACATTGGTCGCAAACAAGCGAGTTGCAATTACTTTTGATATTGAGCTAGGAGGCTCTGGGGCAGCTGGTACAGCCCCTGCTTTTGGGCCTTTGCTTAAGTCTTGTGGCTTGTCTGAAACGGTAGTTAGTTCTACTTCTGTCACTTACGCGGGTGTCAGCAGCAGTTTCAGTTCGGCAACAATTTATTGTTTCTACGATGGCACTCGGCACAAGATTACGGGTTGCCGTGGAACGGTCAGCTTTAATTTGGCAGCAGGTCAACTGCCTGTAGCCAGTTTTCAGATGATTGGCATTTACAACGCACCTGACGGCACTGCCCTTTCAGGCACCTTTACTGTTGCAAATCAAGCTGCAGCTGTTGAGGTAAATGACGCCAACGTCACTACTGCAACCTTCCATGGCGTCACTAGCGTGCGTCTTGAAAGCTTGGATTTGTCTTTAAACAATGAGTTTATCTACAAAGAAACTGCAAGTTCTAAAGAGGTGTTGATTGTCAATCGCGCTCCTGGCGGCACTGCTGTGATCGAGGCTCCTGTTATTGGCACTACTGATTACTTTGCTAAGGCTGTGGCTGTCACAACTGCAAGCAGCAGTTTTGTAGTTGGAGGTAGTGCTGGCAACATCTCTACTTTCACGATGGCGCAAACCGACATCACCGGAGTAAGCTACGGCGACACTAACGGAGTGGTTTCGTTGTCAATGCCGTATTTGGCTCTGCCAACAACTGCAGGCAACAACGAGTTCGCTTTGGCCTTTACTTAATCCAATGGCTTTTGTCCTTAAAAAGGTTTCTTCTTACAAGTGGCCTGTCACTGTCGAAGTTCCTGTTGATGGTGGCAAGTTTAAAAAAGAAAGCTTCACAGCAATCTTTAAAAAGATGAGCCGCTCATCCTTCAATGATTTAATTGATCAAGGCGACGATGCTTTGGTTGGTGAAATTATTGAGGGTTGGGAAGGCATTAAGGACGAGCTTGGGGATGCAGTGGAATACAGCGAATCAACCAAGGTTGAATTGTTTGATGATCCGTATGTCTTGCGTGCTGTGATCAGTGCATATACGGATAGCTTGACTGGAGCACAAGCAAAAAACTAGAAAAGGCCGCTGAGTATTGGGCGAAAGGCGGCGTTGTCGACGAGCGTGAAGCGGATTTGAAAGCTCTTGGCGCAAGCGAAGAGCAGATTGCACAAGTGCGGCTAGAAGCTGTTGAAGAGCATTGTGAAGTGTGGGAGGATAACTGGGACATCGTAATAATGTTTCTTAGGCTTCAGACGCAGTGGAACGTCAGCATGGCAGGATTGACAGGATTGAACTACTCATCGGTCGAGTACCTCGGTAGACTGTACCCAGCAAAAGATCCTGTCGCTTTGTTTGAGGGCTTACAAGTGATGGAAATCAAAGCCCTGACTTGCCTTAACAAGAAAAACTCCTAATGGCAAACGTCACAACCGAACTGAAGGTTTTAGTCAAAGCCGTAGGCAAAGGTGAGCTGAAGGAGCTTGAAGCGTCGTTGAATAAGCTTGCTGTTACGGCAAGAACTAAGGTTGACGTTAACTTTAAAAAAGTTAGCGCTGAACTTAAAAAGATACAAAGCACTTCAACTACAAGTATTAGAAACTTAAGGGATTACAGAAATGCATGGCGTGATATTGCAGCTCAACTTGATATCAGCAGCAAGGAGTTTAAAGAAGCAACAGCAGAGGCAGCAAAGCTTGATGCACAGCTAGCAAAAGCAGAAAAGCGTAAGCCTGCAGGTGGTGGACGTTTTGCAAGCGCAGCAAAAGGCGTTGGCGCAATTGCAGGTGCTGGGGTCTTTGGTGGGCCTGAAGGCGCTGTTGGTGCGGCTATTGGTCTTGCTGGCGGTGTCCCCGGCGCAATTGTTGGCGGTGCTATTGGCGCGCAAGTAGGTCAATTAAGAAAAGCAATTGGAGGAGTTGCTGAGTATGGAGCTGAATTATCAAAATTGCGGATTGCTCTTAGAGGCGTTAGCAGCACTCAGCTTGACTATGAAAACTCCTTAAGGCTTATCCAGCAGGCCACTCAAGATTTTGCTATTCCGCAAAGCATTCTTACTAAACAATTCACAAGGCTTCAAGCTTCTGTCCAAGGCGCTGGCGGGTCAGTACAAGACACTAAAACTGCTTTTAACGGCATTGTTGCCGCCGTTCGAGCTACTGGCGGTTCATTGCAAGATGTTGATTCTGCCTTAACAGCAACTGCGCAAGTCTTCTCTAAAGGTAAGGTGTCAGCCGAAGAGCTGAGACAACAAATCGGCGAAAGGCTTCCAGGTGCGTTTACTCTGTTTGCTGAATCAATTGGCAAAACACCTCAAGAACTTGATAAAGCGCTTGAACAAGGAAAAGTAAGTTTGCAAGATTTCTTGACCTTTTCTGAGTCACTTTTTGAAAAATTTGGCGAAACTGCTCAAATAATTGCGGACGGTCCAGAAGGGGCTGGAGACAGGCTAGTTGTTGCAACGGAAAAGTTAAATGAACAGATGGCTCCTGAGTTTGCCAATCTTGGGTCGCAATTCCAAGGTTTTGCGAAAGAGGCGATTACAGCTTTGAGTTCTGTGTTTACTTTCTTGGGCGAAGTTGGTCAGGCTATTGAGCAGAGGGTTAATGGAAAGCTAATAGAGAATCAAAGAAAAGCTCTTGCGGCAGCACAACAAACTCTTGTTAGGACAGATTTAACGCCTTTGCAAGAAAATTTTGCACGAGACCAAATTAAAAGATTACAACCTATTATTGACGCTTTTGATTTTATAGGGCCTCAGCCAACAGCTCCTTCTAGGCTTAGCAATGGCAATGGCAATGGCAATGGCAATGGCAATGGCAATGGCAATGGCGGTGGCGGCGCAACAAGCCAAATAAAAACAACAAGCCAAGAGTTGCTTGATCTTGCTTTAGCAAGAAACCAAGCCTTTAATAACGGCAATGAAATATTGCTAGCAGAACTTGATTTTCAAATTGAAATTCAAAAATTAACAGAACAATTTAATGCAGGGCAAAAAGATTTTAATACAGCACAGATTGGAGCTTTAGCAGCGGAAGAAAAATTTAAAAAGACTGGTTTAAGACTTTTGGAAAAAGAAAGGAAAGGGTATAGGGATCGCACGAAAGATCAAAAAGAATTTAAGAAGGAACTCACTGAAACAGAAAAAATGCTTAACAGCATAAAAGACACATTAGCAACTGGCATAGCAAATGCTATCGAAGGATTGATTGACGGCACTAAAACACTTAGCCAGTCTTTGGCTGGCGTATTGAAGCAAATGGCCAGCATGTTCATACAGTCTGGAATTAGCTCATTGATTGGCGGATTGTTTCCAGGTGGCGGTGGTGCCAGTAAAGGTATCGCTCAGGCGGTAGGTGGCTTTGCCGCAAACGGCGCTTATTTCGATAGAGGTGTGGCCAAGTTTGCCAACGGCGGAATCGTTAACAACCCCACGATGTTTGCCTATGCAAATGGTGGCGCTGGTCGTTTCGGGTTAATGGGTGAAGCCGGTCCTGAGGCAATTATGCCTTTGCGTCGTGGAGCTAACGGCAAGCTTGGTATTGAGTCATCTGGCGTTGGTGCAAGTAACGTGGTAGTCAACGTTGATGCTTCTGGCTCTAGCGTTGAAGGTGATGGCGATCAAGCCGCGCAACTTGGCAAAATGCTTGGGGCTGCTGTTCAAGCAGAGCTGATCAAACAAAAACGACCCGGAGGGCTACTTGCAAGCTAATGGCTACTTTCCCAAGCATTTCTCCTGATTACGGCGCACGAAAAAACAGTGCCCCTGTTGTTCGTAAAGTGCAATTTGGTGATGGGTATGAGCAACGCACAAGCCTAGGAATTAATCAAAATCCCAAGCAATGGTCTTTGTCTTTTGTAAATATAACTGAAACAGAATCTGACACCATTGAAACGTTTTTGGACGCTCGTGCCGTTGACAGTGCATCCTTTGATTGGCAACCTCCCAACTCGTCTGTTACTTACAAATGGGTTTGTGAAAATTGGTCAAAATCGATCCCTTACGCTAACCGTGCCACAATCCAGGCAACATTTAGAGAGGTGTTCGAACCGTAATGGCTGTAACTGCTTGGGCTGCTAGTACCGCTTTTGCTCTTGGTGACATCCGACGAGCCACCACCACACAAAATAGTGGACTGGTTTTTAAATGCACAACGGCTGGAACGTCTGGCAGTTCACAGCCAACTTGGCCGACTGACATTGGCAGTTTAATCACTGATAACACAGTTGTTTGGACTGCGATTAGTTCTGTTTACGCTGACCTTTCTGGCTTAGCAATAAACGCAATTATTGAATTATTTGAGTTGCATTACGACAGCGCACTGCAAGGCAGTTCTGACATCCTGCGATTTCATGCGGGTTCAAATGCAGACGTAACGGGCAATATTGTTTGGAGCGGGAACTCTTACGCACGCTTGCCAATCAATGCCGAAGGTTTTGAATACACAAACGCCGGGACGTTGCCGCGTCCAACTTTAAGCGTTGCCAACTTGAACGGAGCAATCACAGCGTTACTGCTTGAAGTGAACGGGATAACTCCTGGCAATGACCTTACAGGCGCAAAGGTCAAACGAATCCGCACCTTGAAAAAGTTTCTTGACGGGGAAAGTGCAGCTGATCCTTATGCCACTTTCCCTGTTGAGGAATGGTACGTTGATCGCAAGGCAACAGAGACTCGTGATGTTATCAGTTTTGAACTTGCAAGCAAATTTGATTTAGATAACAAACACTTGCCTAATCGCCAGGTTGTGGCAAA